AATATCGTGAAGAGTATGTTCCTGGCACGTCACAATCTCCTGGATACGTAAGAACTTACCGAGAGCGAGTCGCAGTTCGCTGCGAACATCATTATGCTCCGCAAAACCCGCATCGAGAAGACAACAATTCCTGCATTGAAGGTTCTATTCTTGGAGGAATTGCTGGTGGTGGAGCGGGTGCTGCACTGTCCAGAGGTGATGGACGTTACTGGGCAATCCCTCTTGGCATCGTAGGTGGTGCTCTAGTCGGATGCCAAATTGATGGAGGGTGACCCCCCCCTAACCTAAATCGACCCTTGATTCCCAGGATCGGCGGAAAATTTTCCCGCCAAATTTTGGGTTTCTAGGGTTTTTTAGTATCCAGAACCGCCAGAAGAACCAGAACTACCTGAAGAACTGGAAGAAGATGCAGAACTGGAAGAAGATGTAGAACTGGTAGTAGTACTAGTAACTACCCCAGCAGTTGCTGTGCTTGATGTATTGATTGGACCGTAATCAAAGGATGTTACTGGTCCAATCTCACTAGTTACAGATACACTACCAGCAGCATATCCTCCAACACTAGAAATAAATCTAGATGACAAGTCAACTGGAGTTTTCTTATTGCCGAGAGAGTCCAATTCGGGATTGGATTCGTATCCAACAAGATCTGGGAATTCTGCTACCATCAAATCTACCATTGCAGATTTTGGTAGTGTAATAATTCTTTTTTGCTCGTTTAAGAATGTTTCGTGTTCGTAATTTGAAACTGGATATATTGACTCGTTCTCGGATAAAACGGTTCCATCTGGCATGGTGATACGAAAGTCTTCAGTTACTTCAATACCTTCTTTGTAATAGACAAATCCATTATATAAAACTTCTTGAGTTTCGTAGTGGTGTACAGAGTCTGGGTCGGGGTAATTTGAATTTACATATTCCAATAATTCATCTTCAGACTTTGGCCATTCTTCGTAAACATCAATAATATTGTTGACTAAAAGAATGCACCAGTCTAATTCTGGGTCTCCATATGCTTTATATGCCAAAGAAGATGGAGTTTCACCAGGTTTAATTGAGTACGATTCAAATAATGTTGTATATCTGTTTAAATCATCTCTTGCTTTTACCCTTCTAAAGATATTCTTTACAAGACGGTACTTAAGGGATTCTTCATCCGATACACCTTCTCCAACATAAATGTTTGGTAAATTTGTAAAATATCCCATTAGAATCCTTTTCCTGCGTCTTCTGCGGTAATAAGTTTGGTTTCTGCAAATGTCAAAGTAAGTTCAATGGCAGGCACATGTACCATTAGGTCTTCAACTCCAGACTGTTTAGATAACCGTTTAAACGAAGTATATTGACCATCTGGGGTGTAATTTACATTTATACTAGTGATAACCGAAGGATGCATTTTAAAATGTAAGAATGAATCCGTAGTTTCTTCCATCGACCCATTAGGATTGATGCGAATGAATTTAATTGCAAATGAATCGGGAACTTCAAAGAACCTATTTTTTGCTGCTAACTTCGCATCTGCGTTACTGAAAACATCACTAACTGGTGCTTTTCCTTCACCACTTTCAAAATCAAAACTATCAGTTCCTGTAACCCTTGGCATTGCACCTTGTTTAAAATAATCAATAATTTGTCTAATCTCTTTCGCTTCATCCATACTGCGAGAGAATAATTTAAAATTGAAACTGTGTGTTCTAAATGCCATCGAGTTGAACACTTGTTCTTTGAATGGGTTAAAAACCCTTCCTCTAGTTAATGCCTGAATAGAACTTGCATCGAGATTACCCTGCAGACCTCCTAACTGGTTAAATCCGCCAATTGCCTGACCAAGTGCTCCAGTAGCAAATTCTGGAAGACCTGCAGCTGCTGCTCCTTGTACTGCTTCTGTAATTGACTTTGTTGTCATGTCTCCACCCATGGCAGAGAGGGCAGCGATACCTAAAGCACCAACATCAACTTGCCTATATTGAGGTTGATAAGCGGTTGACAACGCTTTGGGCATTGCTAGATAAACTCGATTATCATCTCGGTTTAATTCAATTCTGTTAGTATCTGGAAATGCTCTTCCATAATATTTTGTACCAGATTTATCACTGTATGCAATACGTTGTCGTTGAAAACACACATAGTCAACCGCACCAGTTTCCCCCAACAGAGCATTGTCTGATTTGTTCCCTGGTACTGGAGGTTCTAATGGGTAACGTAGAATTGCCAAGATAACACCTAAATACTATGTGACCTTTAGTTATTTATGAGATATCAAGGTAAGTACCGACCTTCCTTTCCTAGGAAGTACAAAGGAGACCCGAGTAATGTGATTTATAGGTCATCTTGGGAATATAAATTTATGAAATGGTGTGACATTACTCCTTCTGTTGTAGAATGGGGTAGTGAAGAGATTATCATTCCATACATCTCACCTGTTGATGGTAAGCGGCATAGATATTTCCCCGATTTTTATGTAAAAATTGGCAATAAAAAATATCTGGTCGAAGTTAAACCATATAAACAAACTAAAGAACCCAAAACTCAGAAAAGAAACACAAAACGATATATTAATGAAGTTGTGACATATGCTGTAAATCAAGCAAAATGGAAAGCGGCAACTGAGTTTTGTTTAGATAATGGATGGGAGTTTATGTTAATCACAGAAAAGGAACTTAAGGTCTAATGTCATTAGAATCCAAAAAACAAAGAGCGAGGTATAACTCTTTACAGGAGTTTATAGGATTTTTCAAGGAAAATGAAAATCATCCTAGCACTACCAACCTGTTTTCTGTGCATTTTGCTACTCCTCCAATTTTGAGAGCAGTTAGTAAAACAAATTTGTTTACTTCTGAAAATGGTGATTTATCTTTACTATTAGATTATTATGCAAAGAATGTGAATCTACCCAGCAAACAAATTACAACAGGTCAGATTGTAAATATTGGTTCTGGATATAAATTTGCGACTGGAAGTTCTTTCAGCCAAATTTCAATTACGTTTACTATGCCACGCTCCCAATTAACAAGGAACTTTTTTGAGAAGTGGACTCAAGTAATGGCAAGCGATGCCAACCAATATACGGAATACTATAAAGATTACGTTTGTCCCGATTTGTACATTTATAAATGGGAGAGAGGTGGTGGAGATTATGCAACCTCTGACCCTAAAATGTTAAGAGCTATTAGAGAAGCTGGTGCAAATGCTCTCTTGTCAAGAAAAAATGAACTGACCGCATGTTGGCATATTCAAAATGCATTTCCCTTCAACATCGGTTCGGTTCAACTGGATAACTCCCAAACAAGACTTATGGAGTTAAATATTCAGTTTTATTACGAACGTTACAGGTTCTATCCCCAATCTTCCTTTGACGACCCTGGAATTATTGAGCAGATTACCTTTCCTCAATCTGAACTTTACAGTAAGGGTAACACTACAACCGAAGAAACATCAAGAAATACTGTTGTGCAGACCACTGCCACTCCTGCAGCAGCAAATCCAACTCCGAGAAATCCAAGAGCACTTCTTGACCAGAGACAAAGAATTGGACCTGGAAACTGACCCTATAAATAAAATTACTGATTTGAATTTCTATGGCATTACCTAAGATTAATGTACCTAAGTTTAAACTAAAACTACCATCTGACGGTAGAACTGTAAACTTTAGGCCATTCCTTGTTAAAGAAGAAAAACTTCTTCTCATTGCAACTGAAACTGGTGAACAGGCAGACATCATCAATGCAATTAAAAATATCATTGGTGATTGTACAGATATTAAAGATGTAGAGAAATTATCTACATTTGATATTGAATATGTGTTCCTGCAAATTCGTACAAAGTCTGTTGGCGAAAATGTTGATGTATCGGTAACGTGTCCTGATGATGGTGAGACCGAAGTGTCTGTATCCATTCCTTTAGATGAAATTACAGTGAAGAAAACTAGAGGACACAAACCTGAGATTAAGATTTCTGATGATATCATTCTCACAATGGGATATCCAAGTCTTGATATGTTTGTAAAAATGAACTTTGGTGAGAGTGAGAGTCCAATTGACCAAGTTTTTGAATTAGCAGCGTCTTGTGTAAAAACTATTGCTGATACTGAACAAGTTTATGATTGTGCGGATTCATCCAAGACGGAGTTAATTGAATTCTTCGAACAATTAAATACCAAACAGTTTACATTGATTCAAGAATTTTTTGAAACAATGCCTAAATTATCTCATACATTAAAAGTCACCAATCCCAATACTGGGGTTGAAAATGAGATTGTTCTTGAGGGTCTTGCGAGTTTTTTCGCATAGCACTCCTTCACAACAATCTACGTTCTTACTATGAAGGAAACTTTGCCCTGATGCATCATCATAAGTGGAATATCGAGCATATCGATAATCTGATGCCCTGGGAAAAAGAAATCTACGTGAACTTATTAGTTCAGTTCCTAAAGGAAGAAGAACGAAGAATGAAGGAGCAGCAAGCAAAGAATGGCTAAACT